AACAAAATAGACAACAAAATAGCAAAAACCGAAAGGGGAGTAAACAATGAATGAATTAGACGGTTTACGAAAAAAAATTCGTGAACGCATGAATGATATTGCTGACGCGGTGTCCACGGGCAGTTGCAGAAGCTATGAGGAGTACCAACGACTGTGTGGAGTAATCGAAGGTCTAGCACACACAGAACGCGATCTTTTAGACCTTAAACAAAAATTGGAGCAAAACGATGAGTGAAATCCTCATTGCGACTGACCCTAAAACCCCAAAATTGTGGGCTCGGTAGATATGTCGGCAACCGCCGAAGAGAAGGCCAAACAATTACCTATCCCATCAGGATATAGAATCCTGTGCGCTATCCCCGAAAAAGAAGCCGAGTACGAAAGTGGCATTATCAAGGCCGACCAGACTGTTCGCTATGAAGAAGTACTAACGACGGTGCTGTTTGTAGTCAATCTAGGGCCTGATTGCTACAAAGATGAGAAGCGGTTTCCAAGCGGCCCGTGGTGCAAACAGGGTGACTTTATTTTGGTACGCCCTAATTCTGGTAGCCGAGTAATCATCCACGGTAAAGAGTTCCGAGTTATCAACGACGATTCGGTCGAGGCCATTGTGCAGGATCCACGCGGAATTACCCGCGCATAAGGAGCAAGCCATGCAGCAATTTAAATTTCCCGATGAAGACAACAAAGAGTCCGAGCAACCTGAGTTTGAGCTAGAGCTTGAGACAGATGAGATCGAGGTTGTAGACGACACCCCACCTGAAGACCGTGGGCGTAAACCCTTAGACAAAGAAATCGAAGAACCAACAGAAGACGAGCTCAATGAGTACAGCTCTAAGGTTCAAAAGCGTCTAAAAGAGCTTACCCACGCCCGCCATGATGAGCGACGTAAGGCCGAAGCCCTATCCAGACAGATGATGGAGCTTGAACGCGCAGCCAGAGTCATGGCAGACGAAAACAGGAAGCTGCAAGAATTCGTCAATGTTGGTAGTACCGCCTACATCGACAAGTCTAAGTCTTTAGCCGCAGTTGCAATGAACAATGCACGGGCTAAACTTAAGGCCGCTATGGACGCTGGAGACACCGACGCTGCTGTTTCTGCTCAGGAAGAAATGTACAACGCGCAGTTCGAAATGCAACAAGTAAATAGTTTTAAGCCTATTGAGTTGCAAAAACCAAGAGATTTTAGTTATACTGAACAAAAGCAAGCACCTCAACCGCAGTTGGACGAGATGGTTGTTAGTTGGGCGGAAAAGAATCAATGGTTCGAAAAGCCCGGAAATGAAGATATGACAGGCTTTGCCTACGGAGTGCACAATAAACTAGTGCGTGAGTTCGGCGAAGGTTATACTAAGAGTTCAGAGTATTATTACAAAATCGACACAGCAATGAGGAAGGCATTCCCAGAACGCTTTGATGACATCGAAGTGGACACGGAAGAAGCACCAAAAGCTAGTCGCCCTAGATCCGTTGTAGCCTCGGCGCAACGCACGTCAGCCCCGAAGAAAATTCGTCTGACAAAAACGCAACAAACCGTAGCCAAAAGGTTAGGAATACCTCTTGAGCTGTACGCTAAGAAGATGGCTGAACTGGAGAAAGACAATGGCTGAAAACAGAATTCCTCGTGAAGTGCAAAACCGTGAGCAAGATGAGCGCCCCAAACAATGGAGCCCTCCAGAACTGCTTCCCCAGCCAATCCGTCAGCCGGGTTATGACTACCGCTACGTGCGTGTTTCGACCAATAACGAGGCAGATCCTCGCAATATATCCGCCAGCAGGCGCGAAGGTTGGGAACCGGTGAGAGCCGAAGAACAGCCTGAGATGTTCACATATATGGATCCCAACAGTGCCCACAAGGACACGGTTGTGATCGGTGGTTTAATGCTTTGTAAACGGCCCGCTGAAATGACTAAGCAACGCTCAAAACACTACGCGCAGCAAAGTCACGCCCAATCCGAAGCAGTAGACAATAACTTAATGCGCCAAAGCGACGCTCGTATGCCTTTGTTCTCCGAAAGGAAATCAACAAGCACTCGTGGTTTTGGTAAAGGTTCTTAAATTTTAATCGGAGTTAACAAATGGCTTATCCTACTGTTAGCGCTCCTTACGGCTTCAAGCCAATTAACCGTTTAGGCGGCACAACTTTTGTTGGCGCAGTGCGTCACATTAAGATTGCGTCAGGTTTTGCCTCAGATATTTTTAACGGTGATTTGGTTTCTGTTGTTGGAACGGGCGTTGTTGAAAAATTCACTGGCACCACTACGGGTTCACCTATCGGTGTTTTCGTTGGTTGCGCTTTTACTAACCCTACTACTAAGCAAGTACAGTTTAGCCAGAACTTTCCCGCTAATACGGTTGCTTCTGACGCTGTTGCCTATGTTGTTGATGACCCTAGCGCATTGTTTTCGGTCGTTTCTACTGATGGTTCAAGCGTTGTTACCGCTGTTGCTCGTGCTGTGATTGGTTCTAATATGTCAATCATCCAAGGCGCAGGCAGTACTACTACGGGTAACTCAGGCGTATCGGTTCTCGGTTCATCGGCTGGTACAGCTAACACATTGCCTATTCGCGTTGTTGATGTAAAACCCGACACTGCTTCTGGTGCCGATGCGTTTGTCGAGTTGATCGTTAAGATCAACATCCATCAGTACAACAATACGACTGGCGTCTAAGGAGCACATAAATGGCTATTTCACGCGCACAACTACTTAAAGAGCTGCTTCCCGGCCTGAACGCTTTGTTCGGTTTGGAGTATGCACGTTACGGCGAAGAGCACAAAGAGCTTTATGACGTTGAGTCATCAGAACGCTCATTCGAGGAAGAGACCAAGTTATCTGGCTTTGCGCCTGCACCAGTTAAGGACGAAGGTTCTGCTATTGCATTCGACAACGCACAGGAAGCTTTCACTGCTCGTTATAACCACGAAACCATTGCTTTGGGTTTCAGCTTGACCGAAGAAGCCATTGAGGACAACCTTTATGACTCACTCTCGGCTCGCTACACCAAAGGCTTGGCTCGTGCCATGTCATACACCAAGCAGGTTAAATCTGCTGCTGTCTTGAACAACGGCTTCAATAACGCCTTCCCCGGTGGCGACGGTGTGCCCTTGTTTTCTGACTCGCATCCATTGGTGTCTGGCGGTGTTAACAGCAACGTCCCATCGGTCGCAACAGACCTGAACGAAACAGCCCTTGAAAATGCTGTTATTCAGATTGCTGCTTGGACTGATGAGCGCGGTATGTTGATTGCAGCCCGTCCGTTGAAGTTATTCGTTCACCCAGCTAACCAGTTCGTCGCTACCCGTCTCTTAGAGACAAAGCTTCGTGTTGGTACGGCTGACAACGACCTCAACGCTATCGAGAACAACGGCTCAATTCCACAGGGCTACAGCATCAACAACTTCTTAACCGATCCTAGTGCTTGGTACTTGAAGACTGATGTGCCTAACGGTATGAAGCACTTTGTCCGTACAGCGATGACCACCGGAATGGATGGAGATTTCGATACCGGCAACGTCCGTTACAAGGCTCGTGAGCGTTACTCGTTTGGTTTTTCTGACCCACTCGGTATGTTCGGTTCAGAGAACCCACCAGCCTAAGTTATATCAATCAGTTTTAAAGCTGATTAGCCCCCACTCAAAAGGTGGGGGTTTTTATTTGTGTACGGCAAACGGGATTAGCAGTACAGTAGGTGTACCAATCGTTATGTTTTCTGTGGAGATGAAAATGTTTTGGATACCGGTAATGTTTGTTTGCCTGATTTCTGGTGATTGTTCGTTCCTACAGGGAAATCCTGCATACACTAAAGCGGGTTGCGTAGAGCAGCTCGCCCCTTTAGAAGTCTTACTGCAAGAGGATGTTAGAGTTCTGGCTTTTGATGGGACTTGCGTGGCGGTGCAGGGGATTTAGCTTTCTTGCGCAAGCGTTTCTTGGCCTTATGCTCATCGTAGTGATGCACTCTGTGACAGTTCGCGCACAGGGGTACGCATTTCTTTACCTCCTCCAACGCTCTAGAGAAGGCTCGATTCTGTAGCAGTCGATACAGTTTGCGGTTGCTTGGGTGTCGCTTGACGTGGTGAAAGTCTATCGCCGCAGGATGCGCAAAACCACAGTTAATACAAACTTGTTTGGATTTAAATTCTTCCCACCGTTTTGCAAAACTAAGCCGATTGACTTTAGAGGCAGCTATTACCGCAGCTTTGTTTCGTGCGTAATAGGCTTTTGAATACTCTTTATGGCGCTCTTTTCGTACTTTAGGGTCTTTATAAGGCACATTACTTACCCTTCAAAACATTAAGTCGCCAGTATAAGCTATTTTTAAACGCCCAAGGTATAGACGGTGTGTATAGACGAAAGCCCAAGGATATCAGGCTGTTTGAGCTGGCAGGGTTATCGGTCGTGTCGGTGAGCAACCAAGTCCAGTTAAGCGATCGTGCTTTTCTGATGCGGGCGTGTATCAATCGTTTTTGCAACCCATGACCTCGATAGGCAGGTAACACTCCCGTGCGGCACATATACCCCGCATTAGTCCACTGAGCAGAACGAGTTAGACCCGCAAACCCAATCGGTTTACCTACCTCGGTGTACGCAATCCACCAGTGCCCATGATCGACTTCTATCGGAGTATCGCCGGGTAAACACTTAGATTGCAGGTACATAATCACCGTGCAGTCTTCTGGCTTTCGGATGTCGATTTGTCGTATGGCGAATTTCATGCGTAAACCCCCAGTACCTTGTTGTACTCTATTTTAGTTGCATCGTGATAAAAAACAGAGTATAAATGCACTAAGACTGGGAACCTCCTAGTCCTATAGACTGACCCAGCAGACGATGCAGAGACTATAGGACGATGTACTGCATAAACAAGGAACCATCATGGCTTCAACCACATTCTCAGGCCCAGTAACCTCGGTCAACGGGTTTTTATCTGGCAGCACGATTAAGTTAACTGTCGTTGCACTAGGCTCGCTCCCCGCCGCCGCTGCTGGTAACGCAGGCACCGTCTACTTTGTCTCTGGTACTTCGTCGGGCAATACGCTTGTGTTCTCGGACGGCACGGACAACATTGACGTGGTTACCGGCATTGCTGTAGTCGCCTAATTAACTCCACCCTACGGGGTTTGACATCATAGGAGTTAATCATGGCTATGCAATATGACGTAAAAGCAGAAGAACGGACAACCACTGGCACGGCCTTTGGTGGCCCAACTCGCGTTAAGGGGCTTGTGGTGTCATTTGCCACAGGTGGCACTGTTGAGTTAAAAGACGGTGGGACATCTGGTGTGTCACGATTTAAATACACAGCCCCAGCCGCCGCAGGAACCACGAACATTGTCATCCCGGGTGAAGGTATACGGTTTGGAACAGATGTTCATGTGACCCTGTCCAGTGCGACAGCGACAATCTTTCATGGCTAAGAAAACCCCCTCCCTCGCTGTAGGTCGCGGTGAAAAGCTACCTGCTAGTAAAGGGGCGGGCTTGACCGCCAAGGGTCGTGCCAAGTACAACAAAGCAACAGGCTCTAATCTAAAGGCTCCACAGCCCAAGGGTGGGCCACGTAAAAAATCATTTTGCGCTCGCATGAGCGGTATGCCCGGCCCTATGAAAGATGAAAAAGGTCGCCCTACTCGTAAAGCCGCTAGTCTCAAACGATGGAATTGCTAACATGGAAGATCCAGTGAAGACGGCTCGCGAGTTGGCGACACACGCCAACGAAATCAAACACCTCCAGCAAGATATGGATCGGATGGTGCAAGATATGGACGAAATTAAAAAAACACTTAACGATATTAAGAAGACACTCTCTGAAGCCCGTGGCGGCTGGCGGGTGTTGATGTATGTTGGTGGCGCAGGCGGAGTCTTAGGCGGCTCGCTTACATGGCTTGCAGAAAAATTTATCCGATAAAGGCACTGACATGAAACACACAAAGAAAATGACAACAGGTGGTACGCCGAGCACTCCAGAGGTGATTCCACAAGAAGCTCAGAATACACTTCTAGACCGCAAAGAAAGAATGGCGCGTGAAAAGTTTGAGGAAAACCGCAAAGCAGAGAACGAAGCGCCGAGAAAAACGGTAATGGGCGCATTCAAAAAGCTACGAGATATGCTTGGACTAACCAAACCAGTAAAGAAAGCCAAGGGCGGTAAGGTTGGCTCGGCCTCTAAGCGCGGTGATGGGTGCGCAGTTAAAGGCAAAACAAAGGGACGGATGGTCTAATGTACTTAACCAGCAACATTCCGTATTTCAAGTGTTGGGTAAGAAAAGAATTCACCAATGGGCATCAAAGCGGTCACGGTGAGTTTATCCATGCGTTGGCGGTTGCAGTGACTACGATGCCTGACAGGTGCCTTAG